GTCTCATGTAATATTTAGTTCTCTGGTTGAATTGTTGTCCCTCATTCCAGACGAATCCGGCTTCGGGAAACCTAACTGAAGGCAAATAATCTAATTTATGATTTGGCTTAATTGAAGTATTTGTCATATGAATTGCCTCCTTCATTCCTGATGGTGTTCTGATCATTGATGTCATTCTAGATGAATTTTGTCCTACATGTTCTGTGCTAACATCAATTGCTTGTTCTGAAAGGTCTGTCTGTACGTTATCAAATACTATTGTTGCGTCTTCTGAATGTCTGTAAGTTGTTCTCTTCTTTCCCTTCACTGATCCGGCTTGGCTTGATTCGTCGTCTATCTGTTCCCTAACGATAACTGGCTCTAGTCCTGCTCTTTGAAGACAATTACATATATGCATGACTTGTCGTTGACCATGTGCACACTCTCCTTTATTGACTGCCCGTCGAATAAATGACGTAAGTTCCTTCTTTTCAAAAGGAAAAACATCTTTGTAGCGTTTCACATGCTCCATAACTGTAATTGCTCTATTAACATCTTGCAAAGCCAATCTCATTTTCTCTCCTGCTACATACTGGTCATCAAAAATGTCATAATCTACTCCGAATCTGGTCTTAGGTTTTAGAATATTATCCTCATATGAAACAAAATGATATTGAGCTGTGGTTTCTGGCAAATCTTCAAATACTAAATATTGAGTTTCTGGTGCTGTCTTAAACATGAATCGTTCTAAAGTTTTGAATTTTCCGTTATCTTTATATGAAGTTACATCTACACAATTTCTCCTGAATACGAAATCGAATTTCTTTGCATCTCTCATTGACAATTTATTAATAACTGAACATACATGATCTTCTTTGCCATAACAATTTACTTTGACATTACCAAGTTTTAGGAAAATTACATTTCCAGCTTTTCCTTTTGCTGGATGATCGCCCTTAACCAAATCTACTTCTACTTGTTTGGCTACGAGAGGTCGTCGTTTCTCATCTTCTGGCACCTCGACGAAAGTTGTCCCTGAGGGACTGAAAGTGTTGTTACGCTGCGCGTTGCTACACATTTTAATCAACACATACTGATTATCGCTGAAATTACACACCGTACCTACTCATAAGTTTGTCCTGTGTACTAGAAAAGTGATCAAGGTTTACTCCTATATTACGACCCAAGAATTTATTAGCGAATAAAGCATTAGTAATTTTACTTCTAAAGTATCTATAATAATCCGAACCATGCTGGCATGCTTCAATTAAAGCATTTTCAATTTGATCTTTAATATTTTCATAATTATTTGAATCTATGTTTGTATAATTAAATTGTTGTTCAATTGAATCTTGATCTATTGGTGACAAATAAAGTCCGTTCTTCAAAATAAAACGGCGTTTCAAAAATGTAATTTCATTAATTTTACGTGCTCCTACATCATTACTATCTTTCTGTGCTGTTGTGTAATCTTGTCCGAGTACTTTCATCCATTTTGCTACTTCTACGAAACTGTATCCTGTAATTTTTGAATTAGTTGAAAATACTACATCATCTCCGAAACATGTGAATCCTACATCGCTAGTGAAATTGTTAAGTGAAAGATTTTTAGTGATTTTACGATAACACCACCAATGGTACATGAAATTTACAATACAATTAATTACGGTGGTCATAGGATTTCCTGATGGATTTCCATGTTTAACTAAATGAACATCTGAATTACTTACTTGATATGTTTGAATATACTCTGACCATAAAGTTGTTGCTGCAAGTTGATCTATCCCTGAAATATTTTGAATTGTTCCAATAACTATATCTCCCGCTGCTTTCATGAAATCTGCTCTAAGTGATCCGTCATATGCTGAATAATCTGCGTCATAAAATTCTTCTCCCTTTGATGCTAAATATTTTGCTAAGATAGTCCATTCTGTTGACATTGGATTAATTCCTACTGAATGATAAAGTGATTTTCTCTTTGATTGCCATACTTCTTTGAATTTTCCGAAATACATTCTTGATAATATTGCTGTTTCATATGGTACTGCTGTAAATAATCTAGTTTTTCCTACACGAGCTTTTGCAATTGGTCTTGTCTCATCCTTAAGACAATTTTTCCATATCGATACCATACGTTTTCCCTCTTTCAAAAGTTCATTCTTACGTTCGACTACTTGAGCTAATTTTCTACCATGAGCTACATCTCTATTAATTGTATACATCTTTCTACCTGATTCTTCTACTCTAATCTTAACATATGCATTCTTCTTCTTACCTGGAGTTGGTCCAACTTTTGACCAAGGTTCTCCTGCTGTTGTTGTCATATTCAAAGGTTCTGAGTCTAAATAATCAATTCTACCTGATAGTGCTTCTTCCTCTGTCATCATTGAAAGATCTTCTCCCTGCATTTCGAAAGTAAATAAATTTATCATCTGTTCTGACATATCTTCTAATTCTTCTTCTATTCCTTCTACTGGTTCAAAAGTTTTATGATATTTACAAAGTTGAGTGTATAATATATCTGGTTTTCCATAAGCATTTAATTTAAGTTGACTAGTATCTTCTACATCTTCAATACATGTTGGTGCTGGTACTGATTTAATTTCAAATGTTCCTATAAATGGATGTTCTACTAATGATGATTGACTACCTGGTGTTGTCTTAAGTATGTATTCTCCTACGTATTCTATATCTCCTGTTGTTGGGTACCTAGGTTTATCTCTAAGATTTGGCATTAACTGCATAACATCTACATCTCCATTAGGTTCTTCATCTTCTCCTAGAGTAATATCTATTTCTTCTACGAATGATTTTCCTAAATTAGAATCTACATATTCTTTTGTTAATACTGCACTATAACTTTCTGGTCCTCCTAATACATGAAATCCTATAAATTTACGTTTTGCTGCTGGATTTACCATAACTAAAACTCCTCCGCATTGTCCTGACTTTGTTGCTGGTGCTTCATGTGAAAATGTTGTAACTGATAATAATTCTTTATAAGTTCTTTCTACTACTGATCCATTTGATTCTACAAATAATTTCTTTTCAAAAATGGGTCTTGCATTTACTTGAGTTATAATATGCATTCTTCTATCTGAAATATTAAGGTAACATGATCTTGCTTTTTGTAAAACTGCTGATAGTTCTGTTGCTGATACTAAATTATTATATGCTGTCATGGAAAAAGCATCTTCTGATTTTGAAAATTCCCAAAATGCTACATCTTTTGATCTATCTACATGAATTTCTTCTAAAAATATTTCTTTATCTTCCCTCATGAAAAAGTATTC